TGTAACTATAACGCTTACATTACCATCAGCAGAAACAGAATAAGTTCCAAGTGAAATGTTTGCTTGTGATCCTGTTACATCTATATCAGCAGTTATTTCAAAAGATACATCATTAGTTGAAAATGTTAGCTCAGATCCTGTTACATCTATATCAGCATCTGCTGTAACAGTCGAATCTCCCACAGCAGTCTGCAATAAGAAACTTGGAAGAGTTCCAGCACCTGTTGTCGTAAACACTTCAACAGAAGGTATGAAGAAAGTAGCAGGACTTTGAGAAGCAAAAGGAGCTTCTCCAAAAGCAGTTAATGTGTCTTGTGTAGTTTCTTTATTAGATATAGATAATTCAAGACCTATAATAGGCACACCTACATTTATGTCTTCTTCTCCTATAGCTGTGGTTAATTGAGATCCAGTTGTAGAAACTAAAACAGAAGAACCTGCAACAGCTCCTCCATTGCTCATAGTTGCTTGAATACCTGTAACATTTACATTAGCATCACCAACATTGGACTCTTCACCCATTGATCCTGTAAGAACATTACCTTGAGGATAAGCAATGGCGTTATTATCTTCTGCTGAAAAAGCCGCTTCAGAATATGCGGTATTACCAAAAGCCATAGACTAGGCTCCTTTTTGTTCTCGATCGAATCCTTCTTGTAACATTTCAGAGGTAGTTTTTTCTTCCTCTGGAAGTTCTTTACTAAGTAGATCAGAGTAATGTTTTTGTAGAACTTCTAAATCAGTAAATTGAATAGTTAACTGTTGTTTCTGAAGAACTATGTTTTGAAGTTTTTGTAAAACTATTTTTCCTTGATCTGATAATTTTTCACTGTCATATTCTTTTTTATCAAAATTGAATATCATTACATTTCCTCTAACTTAAATCTGTATTTTTTACCAGATTTATTATTTAAAATATATAAATTTTCAGCACCCTCTTGAATAGTCCAGTTACCTTTTGTACCATCAACAGCATTACCTTCTTCTTTTCCTTCGTTAGATAAATGTAAGTCACCAGTGTATAAGTTTCTCCAAACATTACCAGAAGCTCCAAGATCAAAAGTATCAGAAGTATTAGGTAAAACGTGATCTGTTGTAGTGTTTCCTGTTGTAGTTAAGGCTCCTGTAACAGCTAATGTTGAGCCATCAAATGTTAAATTTGCTTCTGCATTCATAGCATCTGTACCAGTTGCAGTAACTATTCTGTTATTAGAACCATTAGACATAAAGTCTGATACATCAACTGAAATTGCATCTGCTGCAACATCAATACCTGTACCTGCACCAACGGCTAAAGAACCAGATGTTGTAACTGATCCTGTTAATCCATTTCCTCCTGTTACAGAAGTAACTGTTCCTGTATTTGTAGTATAACCAGCATTATTATTAAAACCTGAGTTATTTATATTTGCTTTTGTAAGTTTTTTCTGTGCGTTTGCTGCATCAACTACAACAAAAAAATCACCATCTGCATCAGATGTTGAAGTAGTTAATTCTGATAAATCTACATCAATAGCGTCCGCAGTAACATCAATTAGAGCACCTGCGCCAACATTTAAAGTTACATCACCTGATGTTCCACCACCTGTTAAACCAGAGCCTGCTACAACAGAAGTTATATCTCCAACTGTTGGTGTTGCAAAAGTAACTGCACCAGAACCATTAGTAGTTAAAACTTGGTTTGCAGATCCGTCTGCTGTAGGTAAAGTGTAAGCTGAAAGAACAAAATTTGATCCATCACCTTGAATAATTTTTCCACTTGTTGTTGCTAGTCCAGCAACATCTTGAAGTTGGGCATCTAATCTTGCATTAGCTACAGTACCACTTGCTAATGCTGTTGCGTTTAAATTTGTTAATGCGCTTCCGTTAAGTGCTGGCAAAGTAGCTGGGAATCTTGCATCTGGAACAGTTCCAGAAGTAAGTTGAGTTGCATTAAGTGCTGTTAAAGCACTTCCATTTAAAGCTGGTAAAGTTGCTGGGAATCTTGCGTCAGGCACAGTTCCCGAACTTAAATTAGAAGCATTTAAAGCAGATCCATCAATGAATCCACTGTCATTATTAAAACCTGAAATAGCAATATTGCCTTTTGTTAATTTTTTTTGAGCGTTAGCACTATCAACTACAGCAAAGAAATCTCCATCAGCATCTGATGTAGATGTAGTTAATTCTGAAAGATCAACATCTATTTGATCTGCTTGAACATCAATTAAATTTCCGGCTCCAACGTTTAGGGTAACGTCACCTGTAGTTCCACCTCCAGTTAAACCATCCCCAGCTGTGACTGCTGTAATGTCCGCAGTAATAGTTTTGTAAGTTTGGTCTCCTGCTAAAAAAGTTGTTGAGGAAGCTGTTCCTGTTCCAAGTCTTGCAGTTGGAACTAAACCTGTTGCTATGTTTGTTGCTTCTAAATCTGTTAATGCACTTCCGTTAAGTGCAGGAAGTGTCGCTGGAAACCTTGCATCTGGAACAGTTCCAGAAGTTAATTGTGTTGCGTTTAAAGCTGTTAAAGCTGAACCATCGGCTGCTGGTAATGTAGCAGGAAACCTTGCGTCAGGTATTGTACCTGAAGCTAAATTATCTGCATTTAAATTTGTTAAGTTACTTCCATTGTTTGCAACAATGTTTCCACTTGAATCTAGGATAACGGCTTTGGAAGCAGGTAAAGTACAGAAAACATTTTTTGTTCCTGCACCAAAGTTTACTGCAGAGTCACTGTTAGAGGAAGAGATAATTGTATCTCTAGATAAAGTGTCTGTAGCTGCATCGGTTACAGTTCCAAGACCAACTTCGAACTCACCATTTTCGTTAACGATAGAGTAATAAGTTGTATTAGAATTACCAATACCTGCAACGAACGATTCAAAACCGGATACCGCTCCTGCTAAATCAAATGTACCTGTACCTGTTGTGGTAGAGGTTTCTTTTACTCTATCGTTTACTACCAAAGCCATTTTAACTCCTATTTATTATGCAATTCTTAAAATTGCAGCAGATGTTGTGAATGCAGGAAACTGGATCGTAAATGTTCCAGATGTTGCAGTCTTATCTCCACCGAAATCTAATACAGCTACTGCTTCAGTAGTACCTGTACCACCGTCAGTAGTTGTGTTGTAAATCAAAGCACCTCTAGCTGTTAATGTAACACCTGTGAATGATAAATCAGAAAAGCTAGTGATAGCTACACCTGAAGAAACTTTAACACCTTGGTTAACTAGTGTTCCTCCACCTGCAGTATAACCTGAAGATGATACTTCGTTTGTTGTTGCATAGTTTGTTGTTGAAGCACCTAAAGTAGCTACTGATGTGTACATCGCTAATTTATAAGTATCCGAGGATGCGTCAAAATCGTGTTCGCCACCCATTAATTGTTTTTTAAATGAATTGCAAATTGCATTTGTTGTTATTGCCATAATTATTCTCCTTTAAAATTATTAGTTTGGAGAAGGAGAAGGTACTACCACTCTAGGTACACCATCATCAAACTCCGATCGTCTTCTTCTGCCCATTTGTTGTAAAGCAAAATTTTGTACTTCTTCATTATACTTCTTTTCATACAGGTTGTATAGATTGTCTGGTCCTTTTAAGAATCTAAATGCTTCAGTCAGTACACCATGCAATAACATTGATTCTTGATATGTAGAAATGAAAGTAGTGTTTGTAGATGTAAATTGTGCAGGGTCTGTAATATAGTTTATTTGTACTTGAAGTGCAGAACTAGGAACTGGTGCTACTAATAGATTAAAATCATCCCAATTAGCCCAATATTTTGGAGTACCTGTTGCTCCTTCATTATTATATTCTGATATAAAACTAGTATCTCTTTTTTCTAAAAAAGTTCTATTACCACTTCCATCAATTACTTGAACAGATCTTATAATTGTTAAATCAGCCGGTAGAGAAACATATCTGTTAGTAGCTGTAAAATTAGAAGTAGAGTATTTTCTTAAATCATCATAATCAACTTTACCTGCTATATCCAACTCAACAGATCTAATAAAATCTTGAATGATTTGATCCGTTAAAACATTACTATCTACTTCTGTGTAGTTTCGAACTTGTGTTAAAAAATCTGAATAAGATATAGCCATTATGTAATACTCACTGTTACTGT